AAGCGAAGATTTCTAAGAAATTTTTGGATACAATTTAACTTTAAAGGAAAAAATGGTGCTGGGATGATCCCAGCACCTAGTTTGTCTACAGTCTGGGAGTCCTAATAAGGGCTCTTTCTTTTTGTTTTAAATTTATTAACCAAATTATATTTCAAAGAAAAAGGAGAAAAAAATTATGAATTTAAATTTTGGACCAAGAGGAATTTTACAGATTGACGACGCTCATATTGTGTATCGTAATTTTGCAGGTGTTGGCGACAAATACAACCGTGAGGGAGATAGAAACTTTGCTTTGGTTATCCCTGATGAGGAAATTGCAGACGCTTTACTTGCAGATAAAAATCAATATGGCGTTGCTTGGAATGTAAAAATCAAACCTAACAGAGAAGAAGGTGAACCACCATTTATTACTCTTCCAGTAAAAGTGAAATTTAATGGTAGAGGCCCTAAAGTTATTGTGCAGTCAGGATCACGAACTATTAAATTAAATGAGAATACGGTAGGAACAATCGATCAGATGGATATCGAATCTGTAGATTTAGATATTCGTCCGTACGATGACGTAGTACAGGATAAACCATTCAGAGCAGCATATTTACAGTCTATCTGGATTCGCCAGAGGGTGGATCGTTTTGATGAAAGGATGGCCGAGGAAGAGTTCCCTGAAGACGAGTAAACCAGAAAAGGAGGTGACATTATGAGTCAATTAAAAAAATATTTAGACCTCAGAAAAAAACACGAAAAAGAGCTTAACGATTTTCCTATGAAATACGCATTTTCAGATGAAGGATTAGATAAAGCATTGAAAGAACTGGATGCTAAGGAAGAAGAATGTACAAGCATCATCGGTTGTGGAGATGTTATTAGAAAAAAAGATGTTCCAAATTGGTTTAGTATGATTAAACGACATAAAACAGAATTAGATGAGTTAATGGAAGATCACGACGTAGCATATGAAGCGTTTCTTTATGAAATGAATAACCACGAATATGCAATCAACTGGGAAGGCGATTGCGACGTTCTTGGATGCTTTGGTATGAATGAGAAAACGTTAGAAGAGAAAGGTTTGCTTTCTGAATATCGTAGAGCTCAGGTGACACATTATAAATTAATGCAAAAGAATGGTGTGATCTGATGGGAACACAGTTCTTAAGAGATTATCAGTTAGATGCAGTCAACGAGATGTTTAGTGGCTGCATCTTAGCTGGTGGTGTCGGATCAGGGAAGAGTCGTACAGGTCTTTATTATTATTTTAAAGAAAATGGCGGAAGCATGATTCCAAATTTTAAACCTATGAAAAAACCGCAGGATCTATATATCATAACAACAGCTATGAAAAGAGATTCTCTTGAGTGGGAAGAGGAATTACTTCCATATCATCTTTACGCCGAGCCAGGCGGAGAGAACTACTATAAAAATAAAGTAGTAATCGATTCTTGGAATAACATAAAAAAGTATGCAGATGTACAAAACGCGTTCTTTATATTCGATGAAGACAGAGTACAAGGTTCTGGAGCATGGGTTAAAGCATTTTTAAAAATAGCTAAGGCAAATAAGTGGATCATATTGTCTGCCACTAGTGGTGATTGCTGGATGGATTATGTTCCAGTATTTATCGCGAATGGTTTCTATAAAAACAGAACTGAGTTTATAAGAGAGCATGTAATATATTCTCGGTACACGAAATACCCTAAAATCGATCGATACTTAAATACGGGTAGATTAATACGTTTACGAAATAAAATATTGGTCGATATGGATTTCATTAGAGATACAGTACCACATCATGAGGATATATACGTTCCATACGATATTTCTACTTATAAAGATGTGATCAGAAACCGTTGGGATATTTATAAGGACGAACCGATACAGCAAGCGGCAGGGCTTTGTTATGTCTTGCGACGGGTTGTAAATACAGATGAACGACGAGCTATGACAGTTTTGGAGATATTAGAGAAGTCGCAGAGAGTCATTATATTCTATAACTTTGATTATGAGTTAGACATTCTTATGAATATTGCTTATGGAGAAAACGTAGAGGTAGCTCAATGGAACGGTCATAAACATCAACCAGTGCCAGACACTAAAAGTTGGGTATATTTAGTTCAATATACGGCTGGATGTGAGGGTTGGAACTGTATAAAAACGGATACAATCATATTTTACAGCCAGAATTACTCTTATAAAGTCATGGAACAAGCATCCGGACGTATTGATAGGCTAAATACGCCATATAAAGACCTATATTACTACCATTTGAAGAGTCGAAGTGGCATTGATCTTGCTATATCTAAGGCTCTTACAAAGAAAAAGAAGTTCAATGAAAGAGGTTATACAGATAAAATGTTTAAACCAAGATCGTCAACCACGAATTCAAAATTAAGTATTAAAGATCGAATTGAATTATTACAGAGAAAGATCATTTTAAATAGTATAGCTTACTATAAATACAATAAAAGTCCTATGTCAGATAAAGCATATGACGAAATGTGTAAAAAATTAGTAGATATGCAAAAAAAATATCCAAATATAAAAGATACTATGTACGGTTACGTTTTTTACGATTTCGATGGAACCACAGGTTTTGATTTATTTGATCGATTAACCTCAAAAGATAAAGAATATTTAAACAATATAGCAGGTCATGCGTTATTTGATTAATGAAAGGAGAAATAAATGAGTGGAATGTTAGATTGGGCAAAAAGAGAAATTGAAATTGCATGTAAAAAAGAAAGAGGAAACGCAAAAAAAGACGAATTTGATTATGGATGTGCTTGTTATGAAAGTGCGTTAAAAGCTTTTGAAAGTTTATTGGAAGACGGGCATTCTGGTTTTAGTATAAAAATAACACAATCTATATTAGATCGTCTTTTAAACGGACAACCTTTAACTCCGATCGAAGATACGGATGATATTTGGAGAGATTCTGTATTTAGTGTTAAAGGAATTAAAACTTATCAATGTAAGAGAATGAGTTCATTATTTAAAGATGTCTATCCAGATGGAACTATCAGATATCATGATGTTGATAGATTATGGTGTTTTAATATTAATAATCCAACAGTCGCTTATTCGTCAAGTTTGGTTCGACGTATTATTGATGATATGTTTCCCATCACAATGCCTTACACCTCTAGCGAGAGTGATTCAATCAAAGTTTATTGTGAAGATTTCCTGACGGATAAGAAAAATGGAGATTTTGATACTGTCGGAGTATTTTATGTGTTAAAAACTGAAGCAGGTAAACAAGAAAAAATTGATATTAACAGATTCTTTAGAGTGTCTGAGGATGATGAACCAGGTGCTTGGACTGAGATATCAAAAGAGGAATATGACGAACGTAAATTAAGAAAAATAAACAAATAAAAACAGATATTTATACAAAGATTTGAAGGAGATATTTTACTATGAAGAAATTTTTAGCAGTTTTATCCTTGGTATGTATGTTAACAGTAAACGGAACTAGTGTTAATGCGGCTGAAGAAAGCAATGTTGACTTGAAAGGCTATGAAGAAGTACAAAAAACATTCAAACCGCATGTCGACGAGAAGATCAGACAAGAAAAACAGGCTGAAAAAGCACGAAAAGAGGCTATAAGGCGTAAAAAAGCAGAGCAAAAACGCAGAGAAGAAGAAGCTCGAAAGGATTTGGGCAGAAGATTCGGTACTTTTAAGATTACATATTACTGGATCGGAGAAGATCGGTGGGGATATCGTACCGCTATGGGTGTAAGAAGTAGTAAATTTTATACCGTGGCCGTAGATCCGGATATTGTTCCACTTGGAAGTATCTTAACAATCAATGGAGAAGAATATTATGCCGTTGATACTGGAAATAAGGTACAAGGAAACGTGATTGATATCTTTTCAGAAGAACCTTTACACGAAAAATGGTACACCAGAGACGTAAAAATCGTTAGATGGGGAACATGGAGGAGAAGATAATATGAATTTAAGACAGAAATGTAAGAAATTAAAGAAAGAGAACGAACGTTTACAAAAATATATTCCGGGATATCCGTCACCTATCATGCATGTTGATCGTTATCAGATAGTTACATTAGCTGCACGAAAAGAGCTTGATCCTGAATATGAAACTTTGAATTATTATCAGGATCTAATGAAGAATTATTTACTTGAAGATATTACCGATGGTGTAAGAAAATTCGTTAGAACTGAACAATACCGAGATATGACTACCGGTAGAATGGTTATAGAAGGTCGTGTAAAAGTGTGTGAACCAGATTAAGGAGGTTGCTGTGAGTAAAAAGAAAATGGATGTGGCTGAATTCATCGAATATGTATTGGACGTTGAGTTGTCTGAAACCCAAAAAATGTATATAAAACATGTATATTCTAAGGTGTCATCTGGAAGTATTATTACTATTGTTCCCGCTCGCAATGCTTGTTATGGATTCTTAAAAATGACTGTTTGTGTACTCATGAGAATATATTACGAATTATACGACAGCGAAGGCGAACCTAATAAAGCTTGGTTTAGAATTATGGACACATCTGAATACGGTAAAGATCATCCAGAATGGAAAGAAAGAGTATGTAAATTAACGAATGATCGGAGAGATAATAATGCTGAAGCTCGCTGATTATTTTAACAAACATGGCATCGACTATGACATGAGGTATATTCCAGAATTAAAAGCCATAAAATATACATTCATAAAACATGGATACCGTGTCATGTTAGAAGAAACAATTGAAACGTTAAAAAATCTTGATCATTCTAGTTGTCTTGTTATGGATTTTATCATGGATCGTTGTAAGATTGGTCAGGATTTATTTGAGAGTCTATCAAATGGTAGGCTCTCTTTTTAGATTAGGAGGTTAGAGAATATGATTAAAACAGAAAACCATTTAGCTGAAAAATGTCAGGGGTGTCCATGTTTCGAGGCAACTATGCATCGTGACGATATATACACTGATAACACAGTAGCAGTAACTATTCTTTCTATAGATTGTTCAAATCGAACATTGTGTGACTCTATAGAAAGGCATCTTAAAGGGAGAGAGGAGAAATAAATATGTGGACAGTAATATTTTTAATAGCTTTCATCGCTTCAGTAATATTGGCAGTATCGTTTGACAATAAGGGTTATTTTGGATGGTATATGGTATTTATTGTAGTGGCTATAGTATCAGTTATAGGTTTGGGTGTAAGCATTACCTATTACATATCAGTGTCAGATTTACCAGATTGGTTTAAGTTCTATTTATTATCAAGATAGGAGGAACAATATATGAAGTTAAGAAATATTTTACCATTGATTAAGTATGGGGATGATGTTTTGATACAATCCAATGGTACTGATGTTGCTACGATATATTGCGACTTTACTGGTCATGATGTATTATCTGATAGTTATTTAGACAGTAAAGTTGATGGAATACAAGTTGATGGTGGTCAAGATAATACAATCATCGTAACGATAAATTAAGGAGAAATGATTATGAATAAAAACAAAACCGTTATTGGCGAAATTAACGTAGAAGTAAAAACAGGTCTTAGCGTAGATAGAAAGACTGCTGAAATTTGTAGGGATTTATTAGCTATATATTATAAAAACAAGGACTGTAAAGGTGTTGTTTTATCATTTCCTGATGAAAATATGATGCGTGATGTTGGCAGTCAACCAATAATGTCTGAACAGGCGCTCGAAGATGCTATGATCATAGCGGCACAAAGTAATCCATCTCATGTATAGGAGGCTTAAACATGCTTAACTTTTTAGTATTAGCTGAGAACGCAAATGACGCCAGGCACAAATATTTGGTACTTGTCGATCAGCTTAGAGAAGCGGAAATTAAATATAGACAGCATTTTAATCAGCTTGTCATAACTACAGATAATACAAGAACTAAATTCGTATTTTCAAGAAAACAATGTCTAGGTATAAGACCAATTCCAGATATTATCTGTGGTACAAATAAGAAACTTATAGACAGTAACTTTGATGTGGTGAGTGATCACGAACCGATATATTACATAAAACAAAAGGAGTTAGACGAATGGAATACGATTTAAAGCAAGTACATTTTAACGAGTATTGTCATAGTTGCAAATACACAAATAAAAACGAGGATGAAGATCCATGCGATGAGTGCTTAGCTCACCCGGTTAATCTATATTCTCACAAACCAGTAAATTGGGAGGTGAAAAAGAAAGGATATGGAACAACAAAAAAATAGAAAATATGGAGCATTATGTGTGATGTTAGGTTTGTTATCGATACCGGTTACAGACTATGACATCACATTTTTTATTTTAATGCTAATAACAGGTGTTCTGTTATTTGTAACTAAGAAACATATATTCGATTAGTTTTTAGGAGGTCAGAGAAATGCAATTAGGAGAATATTTAAAAACACTACCTGAATCACAGACGGTAGCAGTCGGAACTGTAGGCGGAAGCGGATGGGTGTATATCGGAACATTAGCTGATCTGAATAATATCGTTACATCTTTCGCTTCCATATTTAGAAATGCCAAACGTGAACTTGAAAGAGATGAGCAGTTTCTTAATAGTGGACGAGCCGAATCCAAAAATAGTATTGCAAAAGTAACACACAGAATAGAACATCATAAAGCTTATCTTGATGGATATTTACCAGCACTAAAAAGAGATATACAGCGAGTATATAACAGATTCACGGACAACTCTATAGCGATCGTTATTGACGGACGAGAATACGGATACTGGGACGAAGAAGAATATAAAAATAGATACAGACAGACGAAAGTGAGGTACAAACTATGAGTGTAAGAGATAGATTTGATAGAGATACATTAAATGCTTTACAGAGTATTGCTAGATCACTTGAACGAATTGCTGATTCTATGGAAAAGAAAGAAAAGAAGAATAACAAAAAATCAGTTAATCCTAGTAAAATTGAAAAACTCATGGAAGACGAGGGGTGGTGGTAGTAATGATACGTACGATCTTTGAAATTATATCAATTGTGATGTTTTCAATAAATGGCATAATAGGGATTATCTGTTGTAGTATTTTGTTATATTCACTGATTAAGGATTATGTAAAACGGAGGAATGAGAAATGAATAATATTTTAGTTTTTATTATTAAAGCTTTGACTATTTATGTAGGTGTCTACGGAATTGTAGATAGGATCTGTAACTGTATCGAGAAATGTAAGAAAGGAGATGATTATTATGACTGGAAATAGATTCTTTGGACCAAGCGGAGATGGATTTTTAAACACGGAATCATTTGTCGATATATTGGATGAAATAGGCAAGATGAACAAACATTACACAGTGGATATAAAGAAGTAGAAAGATATGGAAGAAGTAACCATTAAAAATGTGATATTTAATCCGCCAGCTACTATTGTTTTCTGGAGTAATGGAGATAAAACTGTCGTTAAATGTGATGAGATAGAGAAATTCGATCCAGAAAAAGGTATGGCGATGGCTATATCTAAACATGCTTTAGGTAATAAAGGTAATTATTATAATGAATTTATAAAATATGCTGGAGAATACATAAGAAAAACTTTTGATGATTACGGAAAAGCTATAGCGAAAGGATTTAAGGATAGTATTAATAAAGACTTCAACGAAAGATTCGCGAAATCAGGTGTTGAGAAATGATATACAGTGTTTTAGGGAGGTTTGCAATATTTAGTGTGTTCGATATATTTGGATGTATTTTAATGTATTCTGATACCGAAGATGAACCATACGAACTTATTATATGGATTCTTGTATCTGAGATTATTTTAGCACTACTTGTAGGTGGGGCATATTTAATAGAACTGGGAGGAGGTATTTAATGAAACCAGTAACAGAAAGTTTTGTTGTTAGTTTTACAAATTCAACAGGTAAAGAAGAAGATTCTGTTTTGATTGTTGGTCAGAAGCAGATGAATCAGATGGCGGCTATTAAGCAGGCGTATCAGGGAAAAGAGGCTGTTGATATTTACGAGAAGTTGAAAGGAGAGAAAGTATGAGTTGGCTATTACTATTTTTATATATGACCATCGGTGTATGTATAGGATCGCTTATTGATTTACTCGTATTTAAGACTGATCCTGAAAAAGTTACTAGGACTTTTGTAGCGATTGAAATTACAGCGATATTTGTTATCATTACCGGAGCTGTATTTATGGGAGGTAAAGTAGTATGATCGGAAACATATTGTTTAGCATCATTATCTTTGTGATATTGGTGTTCTTATTTTGTTTGGCATTTGGTATTGTCGTTCTAGCAGTATCAGGTGCCATTTTTACTATAAGTGAACTATTGGTTAGACTTATGAAGATTGGCAGTAAGTTGCGATCTTGGTGGGCTATGAAAAAATGGAAATGGAAGTTTAAGAAACGTTTCGATGATGCACCTACGGCAGATTGTTATTGTATTGACTGTAAGCATTTTAAGAAAGGGTATACCGGTCATGGTGATTGTGACTATTGCGACTTATATTGGAAGAAAACACCAGATGATGGATTCTGTTGGAGTGCTGTTAGAAAGGAGTGATTGATATGGATATTTTATGTACAGTTTATATGTATCTGTGGTTTATCCTTTTAATAGTTATAGCTTTATGTGCAATTATCTTTTGGGTCAAACAATTATTAAATCTGTTAGATGTAATAGATCGTTGGAAGAAACATAAGAAGGAGTGATTGATATGGCAACTATCGTAGTATCAAAAGAAGTGATTGATATGATAACTATCGTGTTATCAAAAGAGGATTGTTACTTATCTTTGCCTGACTTTTATGAGATGTTGGCTTATAAGGTAAGTAAGCATAACGGTGGTTCACGTCCGACTATTGATTGTAGAAAGATTAGAATTACTAAATCTGTATACGATGAGCTTAAACGATGTCTCAAAGAAACGTATAACATGACACCTCTTGAAATAACTAGTTTATTCCTTATATATGGTCCGAAACCAGATTTACCTGAACAAGAAAACACACCTTATATAGCTACTTGGGAGGAGTGATTGATATGAAATCTTGTAAAGGTTGTAGGTATGAAAAGAGTATGACGCGTAATATTTTGTTGGGTTTATGCACAGGTTGTAAGCGTGCGTACACTCGTGAAGACGATCGTGAGATGTTCTCTGACAAGTATATTTCAGATGGAAAGCAGGAGTCTTGCTACGATTGTAGGTATGTTGAGCAGTGTTATTTGACTGAAAAACGTATGAAAAAATACCCAAATGGAGCGTGTCAACTTAAGGATATTTTCCGTATGAAGGAGGAAAGAGAGCAATTTTATAACAAAAAATCTAGCTAATTTTGTGGACACTTTTGAAAATAAAAGTGGGCTTTTGGTCAATTATGTTTGGGCAACTCGTCAATTTTGTGAAAATGGCGGGTTATTTTTGTGTCAATTTTGAAGAATTTTGGTCAGTTTTTGGCCATTTGCCCACTTTCTGCCCACTTTTAAAAACAAAAGTGACCACGCAAAAACCACGTATTTATGCGGGTTTGCGGGGTTTCTGGTCAAAAACCCACTTTTATTTCTATTTAATCGTGAAGAAAAAATTAATAAATATATATATAGATTTGCGAAAAAAGTGGGCTTTTGACCAAAACCATAAAAAACACACATTATTACAAAATTTTACTATTTTTAAAATTCGCGAAAAAAACATGCCCTTTTATGAGAGAGAGAACTGATTTTAAAAGAGGACTAATTTTAGTTGTCTCTCTTTTATTTCTCAGACCTACTTAAGACGTTCATCTGATAACTCATACAAGATGGACTCCTTTCTGTGATGTACAATGATTTTTAATATCGGTATGTTAAATCATCTTGTGTGAGTTGGATGGATGAAAGTGAAAAGGAGATAAAAATGTTAGAAAGTAAATTTCAATCTGATTTGAAAAAAGAGTTAAAAAATAAATTTCCAGGATGCATTGTTATGAAAGCTGACTCAGCAGACATTCAAGGCATTCCTGATCTTTTAATTTTATACAAAGATAAGTGGGCTTCTCTTGAAGTTAAGAAAAATAAGAAAGCTTCGCATAGACCAAATCAGGATTACTATGTTGACAAAATGGAAGACATGTCATTTTCGCGTTTTATATATCCAGAGAATAAGGAGGACGTATTAAATGATTTGGAACAAACATTCAAATCTTGAGGGGCTTCATGCTCCGTTTAGCGCAAGTCAAAGTGCATGGTTAAGATATGACGATGAGAAATTACTTAGTGTCTATGATAACAAGAAAGCTTCGTACATAGGAACGCAGTTACACGAATGGGCTAAGAATACAATTGATTTAAAAATAAGACAACCTCGGTCTAAGAAAACTTTATATGCATACGTGAATGATGCAATTGGTTTTCGAATGAATACCGAAGTTGTCTTATTTTATTCTGATCATTTCTTTGGTACCGCAGACGCAATCAGTTTCGATAAAGGTATATTGCGAATTCATGATCTTAAGACTGGTAATCATCCAGCTAAAATGGATCAGTTAGAAGTATATACTGCATTATTCTGTTTGGAATATAGATTAAAACCAAATGAATTAAAAGATATAGAACTGCGAATATATCAGAACGATGAGGTGATAATTCATAAACCAGATCCTGATGATATATCAACCATTATGGATATTATTATTCATGATGATAAATTGTTAGAAAAAAGAGACGAGGAGGAATTAGGACGATGAATGAAGTTGTTCAAGAAATGATGAGTATATATTTGGATTCTGGAATGTCTGATGAAGAATACATAGAGCATTATGGAATGCCTCGTCGAAGCGGTAGATATCCTTGGGGTTCTGGCGAAGATCCTTATCAGCATGGAAGTAAAGACTTTATTAGTAGAGTCGAAGATTTAAAGAAAACCGGTTGGACTGAAACGCCTGAAAATATCAAAGAAGCATTTGGTATCAATACTACCCAATATAGAATTGAGAAAGCTTTAGCTAAAGATGAACGTAGAGCGTATAACGTTGCAACTGCAAAGTCTTTAAAAGCAGATGGGCTGAATGATTCTGAGATCGGTAGAAAAATGGGTGTAAATGAATCCACTGTTCGAAGTTGGTTTAATGCAGAATCAGAATCAAGGATGAAACAGTCCAAAGAGACAGCTAATTTTATCAAGGAACAAGTAGATAAAAAGGGAATGGTCGATGTTGGTACTGGTGTAGAACGAGAGTTGAATGTATCAAAGACTAAATTCGATCAGGCCTTATATTTGTTGGAACGAGAAGGATATCCAATTTATAAAGGTGGTATTCCACAGGCAACCAATCCTGGGCAACAGATCAATCAGAGAGTTATTTGTAAACCAGGAACGGAACATAAAGAAATATATAATTATGACAAAGTATATTCTTTGAAAGATTATATTACTCGTGATGGTGGTGATACATATGAAAAGAAATTTAGCTATCCAGCTTCTTTAGATTCTAAACGATTAAAGATCAGATATAACGAAGATGGTGGTATTGAAAAAGATGGTGTTATCGAAATTCGAAGAGGCGTGAAAGATCTAAGCCTTGGCGAATCAAGATATGCACAGGTTCGTATATTGGTTGATGGCACGCATTATCTTAAAGGAATGGCTGTATATTCTGATGATTTGCCAAAAGGTGTAGATGTTATGTTTAACACAAACAAATCAAAAGGTACACCGATGATGGATGTATTGAAACCTATTAAAGACGATCCTGATAACCCTTTTGGAGCATTAATTAAAGATGCTGATAAAGGTGGTCAGTATTGGTATGATCCAAAGACTGGTGAAAGAGTTAGTTCTAGTAAACCAGGAGCAAAACTCGGACTTATTAATAAGAAATCCGATGAGGGTGACTGGAATGATTGGGATAATACATTACCTGCTCAGTTCTTGTCTAAGCAGTCTATTTATATGGCTAAGAAACAGTTAGGTCTAGCCCGTGCTGATAAACAGGCAGAGTTTGATGAAATAAAATCATTAACAAATCCCACAGTTAAGAAATATCTCTTACAAAAGTTCTCAGATACTTGTGATTCTGCAGCCGTAGAGCTTAAAGCGGCAGCATTACCTGGACAAAGATATAGTGTCATTATTCCAATTACAACCATGAAAGATACAGAAGTTTATGCACCTAATTATGAAAACGGTACTAAACTCGCGTTGATAAGATTTCCTCATGGTGGAACCTTTGAAATACCAATTCTGACTGTAAATAATAAACAGCCTCAAGCAAGAAAGCTTTTAGGAACCGATGTGCCCGATGCTATTGGTATTAATCATAAAGTTGCGGATCGTTTAAGTGGCGCTGATTTCGACGGAGATACAACAATGTGTATTCCAACGCATGATAAAGCAGGAAAAGTTAAGATCACATCTACAAAACCATTAGAAAAATTAGAAGGATTCGATCCAAAGACAAGTTATGGTGCGTCAGAAGTTAAAGAAGATAAAGATGGTAATAAACATTACTATCGAGATGGTAGAGAATACCGAATCATGACTAAGACTGATACAGAAATGGGTAAGATATCGAACCTAATTACTGATATGACGTTAGCAGGAGCAAGTCCTGACAAATTAGCTAGAGCTGTTAGACATTCGATGGTTGTTATTGATGCCGAAAAACATAAACTAGACTACAAACAGAGTGAGTTAGACAATAATATTCGCGCATTACGTAAAGAATACCAGCCTCATATGGATGAGAATGGACGAATGCGTTATGGCGGAGCTTCAACTCTTATTTCAAGAAGTAAAGGAGAGAAGCAAGTTGAGAAACGTCAGGGTACACCTAAGATTAATATCAAAGGCACCCCAGACTACGATCCAACCCGACCTGAGGGAGCATTGATCTATAAGACTGCCGATGACTCAAAGTACACCGTTAAGAAGCTGAATCCTAAAACAGGTGAGATAACAGAAGTCGTAAAGACTCGATATCAGAAGAGTACTAGGATGGGAGAAACAGATGACGCTAACACCCTAGTATCAGAAGCAAAACATCCAATGGAACTCGTTTATGCTGATTATGCTAATAGTATGAAAGCTATGGCTAATGAAGCACGTAAAGAGATGATGAGTACCGGTAAGATAGCATACAGTAGTGAAGCTAAATTGAAGTATCAGAAAGAGGTTGATTCTTTAAAAGCTAAACTTAACACTGCGCTATTGAATGCTACTCGTGAGAGAGAAGCACAACGTAAAGCCAATGCTGCGGTTAATAAGAAAATAGAAACTACTGAGATGTCTAAGAAAGATCTTAAGAAAGCTAAACAACAGGCAATCTCTAAATACAGAGATGAAGTCGGTTCTATTGCTAGGCGTGATAGATCAATACCAATTACAGAGAGTGAATGGAAAGCTATTCAGGCTGGTGCTGTATCTGAGAATGTTCTTAAGAAGATACTTGATAATACCGACATTGATGTGCTTAGACAATTAGCTACACCAAAAGCTACTAAAGAACTTAGTGCGGCTAAAGTAAACCGAATCAAAGCGTTGAGTGGATCTAACTACACTATTGATGATATAGCTAAGAAGTTGGGTGTATCAGCGTCAACCGTAAACAAGTATTTGAAAGGAGTTTAATGAATGATTGAATATCGATTAACTACATTTGATAATCCTTTTGATCCGTTTGACGACTTTACTCAATGGCTTTTGTTTGATAACGAAAAAGGATACAACACTTGTGGTTACTTAGCAAGATTACTTGCCAACCTTCCTGACGATTTGTCGGAAGTTGAAGAAGAACAGGAGAAAGAAAAAGCAATTGATACTATCATCGCTAACGATTTCTTAAATATTTATAAGAAAGTTGAAAGAAAGAGCGACGAACACGTATATGCATTTGATTAAGGTATAGGGGGGGTGTCTAAAAAACTACCCCCTCCCCTACATCGCCGCCCTCTTTAAAAATTCTCCGGCGGTATTTTTCTGACAACATTTTGGTGCATACATACCTATAAAGAAAGTAAATTATATAAAATTACAAGTTTTTGTCAAAGCATTTTTCATAAAAGATACTTTATCCTAAAAAATTCTACAATGAGTCTATATTGTCTGTCCAAAAAGAAGTTAATAAATCCAATGTATGCACCAAAATGTTGTCAGAAACTATCGAATTAACAATAGTAAACATGTAAAAAGGAAGGTGGAAGCATGGCTAAAAAAGGCGAAACAAGACCGCCAGCAACATCTCCAGAGGTACAAGAAGCTCGAATGGTTAACATGGCATATAAGTTAGCTGAGAAACAGATGATGGAAGGTACAGCATCGTCTCAAGTTATCACTCATTTCTTAAAACTTGGATCATCAAGAGAAAAAAGAGAGATGGAAAAGTTAGAAGAAGAGAATAAGCTGTTGCGGGCAAAAACAGAATCGCTAGAATCAGCAAAACATGTCGAAGAATTATATGCCGAGGCTATAAAGAGTATGAAAAAATATTCAGGACATGAAGACGAATGATGAGGATATATAGTGAACTTATATTATTACCGACGTTTGAAGAACGGTATGAATATTTGAAATTAGATGGACAAGTTGGACAAGAAACTTTCGGAAGCGATCGTTATTTAAATCAATTATTCTATAAAGATCGTGAATGGCTTTCTATAAGAAATGACGTGATTATTAGGGACGCTGGAAGAGATCTAGGTATTGAGGGACGTGAATTGAATTCGTATATAATTGTACATCATATGAACCCGATTACAAGAGATGACATTATTAATAGGACTGAATTATTACTAAATCCAGAGTATTTAATATGCGTAAGCGCACGTACCCATAAAGCAATACATTATAGTGATAGTGGATTGTTGATATCTGATCCAGTAATTCGACAAAAGAACGATACTTGTCCATGGAAGAGATAACTAGAACTCGGGTGATCTTCGGACCCCGGGTCTTTTTATACCTAAATTTAGAAAGGAAAGAAATATGAATTTTAAAGATGCATTTAAAGCAATGAAAAAAGGTCGTATGGCAAAACGTCCATCCTGGGGCGGATACTGGTACTGGGATGTAGAGAAAAAAACTATTATGATGCAGTGTAGAACAAAAGATGATGGAGAAAAAGGTGACTTATTGGATATTAGAGAAACACAGGCAGTAGAGTACACTATGTCTAATATCTTATCTGATGATTGGATGATTGTAGATGAAACAAATTGTCCAGTTTTAGGCGGAGAAGCTACATTTGGATTCGGAGATGCAATTAAGTACATGAAACGCGGACTTAAAGTCAAAAGAAAAGGATGGAACGGAAAGGATCAGTATATTCAGCTTGCAATATGCGTTTCGTACACAGCAGCAGACGGAACAATCGTTAATTGTAATCACAATGATATTGGAAATAAAGCAATTGCGTTTATCGGCACGTCTGGCGTACAAATGGGATGGTTAGCAAGCCAGGCAGATATTCTGGCAGAAGATTGGATGTTTGCAGAATAAAAGCCGGAGTAATCCGGCATAAGGACTCTTATCTCAGTTGGTTAGAGAAATCGTCTCATAAACGATAGGTCCTGGGTTCGATTCCCAGAGAGTCCAGTTATATGATTATTAAAGGAGGTGAAAATGATGAAAGCAACTGTTTGTAATTGTGAAAAATTATGTGTTAGAGCAAACCCTTCCAAGGACTCTAATGTTTTAACAATTATCGATGTTGATACCGTTTTAGAGTGTGAACTGGGTGAATCAACAGATTGGTGTTCAATAACAAAAATTAACGGAATACCAGCAATTGGTTATTGTATGAGTAGATACTTAAAAACTGATGAGTCGAATAATAGAAAAGAGGTAAAACATGGATGAAGAATTTAGCATTTTAAATAGTGTTAAAAAAATGATTGGAATATCGTCCGATTATAAAGTATTCGATCAAGATTTGATCGTACATATTAATTCTGTATTCATGATTCTACATCAGTTGGGTATTGGTCCAAAAAACGGTTTTAGCATCACTGATGAAAATACTGTTTGGACTGATTTTGTATCCGATGAATCTAATCTTCACGCAGTTAAAACTTATATGCATTTAAAGGTGAAATTATTATTCGATCCTCCTTTAAGTACTGCTGTTATGGAATGTTATAAAGAACAAATCAAAGAACTAGAATGGCGACTAAACGTACAAGTCGAAGGAGGTCAAAATGACACAGAATGAATTATATCATCATGGCGTCCTAGGTATGAAATGGGGTGTCAGGCGGTATCACAACCGTGACGGGACTTTAAACGAACGAGGTAGACGAAAAGCTGCTAAGTTAGAGAATCGATATTCTGATTTAACAAATGGTAGAAATATCCGTAAGAAAAAAATTTCTAAGGGGATGAATGATAAACCCGTAAAAGCTATGAGTGATGTCGAACTTAAACAGAAAGTAAATAGACTTAGATTAGAAAAAGACTACCTAGATCTTAACAAACAAGTTAGTAATATAGAACATAAAACGATTTCAAAAGGGCAAAAACAAGTTTCTAAAATAGCCAATAAAGCAATCGATGAAATTTTAGTTGGTTCCACTATAAAAGTAGGAAAAGATTTATTTACAAAAGAATTGCGAAAATCTTTTAAAACAAAGAAGGATTAGCCTATGTCATTAAGTAATACAGCTACTCCTTTTTATTATGGACAATTTCGAGATGCTGTCATTCGCGGAGAGATACCTGTATGTAAAGAAATTTCGATGGAGATGAATCGCATCGACCGGTTGATTGATGATCCCGGAATCTATTATGATGATAAAGCAGTAAATGGTTTTATAGAATACTGCGAGAATGAATTAACTTTAACTGATGGAGAAGACCTTAATTTGTTACCAACGTTTAAGGTTTGGGCAGAACAGGTATTTGGTTGGTATTACTTCATAGATAGAAGTGTGTATGAACCAGATCCAGATGGTCATGGCGGTCATTATGTAACAAAGACCATAAAGAAACGACTCATCAACAAACAGTATCTTATTGTAGCAAGAGGCGCTGCAAAGTCTATGTATGAATCTTGCATACAGAATTTCTTCTTAAATGTCGATACAAGTACAACTTATCAGATTACAACAGCTCCTACTATGAAACAGGCTGATGAAGTAATGTCACCGATAAGAACTTCTATAACAAGGGCAAGAGGGCCGTTATTTAAGTTCTTAACAGAGGGTTCACTACAGAATACAACAGGATCGAAAGCAAATCGAGTCAAACTAACCAGTACAAAAAAAGGGATCGAAAATTTTCTAACTGGATCACTGTTAGAAGTTCGCCCAATGAGTATCGATAAACTACAGGGTATGAGATGTAAAATAGCTACCGTTGATGAATGGTTATCCGGTGATGTTAGAGAAGACCCGATCGGAGCTATCGAACAGGGAGCATCTAAGAATGATGATTATCTTATCATAGCCACGAGTTCTGAAGGTACAGTTCGTAATGGAGTCGGTGATACAATCAAAATGGAGTTGATGAATATTCTTAAAGGTGAATATTTCAATCCACATGTATCAATCTGGTATTACAAATTAGATTCTATAGAAGAAGTAAACGATCCTGATATGTGGTTAAAAGCTAATCCAAATCTAGGAAAGACTATTACTTATGAAACTTATCAGTTAGACGTTGATAAGGCTGAGAATAACCCAGCATCCAGAAACGATATCCTAGCAAAACGTTTCGGTATTCCTATGGAAGGTTATACGTATTTCTTTACATACGAAGAAACTCTTACACATCGACGAAAAAGAGATTATTGGCAAATGCCATGTGCTCTTGGCGCCGACTTATCACAAGGTGATGACTTTTGTGCGTTTACATTTCTATTTCCATTATCCGATGGTTCTTTTGGTGTTAAAACCAGAAACTATATTTCATCAAAAACATTATCCAGTTTACCGTTAGCAATGAGAACTAAATACGAAGATTTCATGAGAGAAGGAAGTCTTATTGTACATGAAGGAACAATTCTTGACATGATGGCCGTTTATGAAGATCTGGACAACCATATCATTGAACGTGGATATGATGTTCGAGCTTTTGGTTATGATCCATATAACGCAAAAGAATTCGTAGATCGCTGGTCTCGTGAAAACAGTCCATTCGGTATAGAGAAAGTTATACAGGGATCTAAAACAGAATCTGTACCATTAGGTGAATTAAAGAAATTAGCAGAAGATAGAATGCTATTATTCGATGAAGAATTGATGAGTTTTACCATGGGAAATTGTATTGTTATGGAAGATACGAATGGTAATAGAAAATTGTTAAAGAAACGATACGAGGCAAAAATTGATGCAGTATCAGCAATGATGGACGCACTCGTAGCATTTAAACGAAACAAAGAAGCTTTTGAATAAGGAGTAACTAAATGAAATTAACACTTGGTTCTAGGCTTATAAACGCTTGGAATGTATTTAAAAATAATCGCGATCCAACAGATGATTATAACTATGAATATTATAGTTCTGGAAGTACTTATCGTCCAGATCGTCCGCGATTAACTAGAGGAAATGCAAAATCTATATCCGCATCGGTGTTTAATCGAATAGCATTGGATGTAGCAGCAATAGATGTGAAGCATTGTCGATTAGACAAAGAAGACAGATTTATAGAAATTATGCATTCTAATTTAAATGAATGTTTGACATTAAGTGCTAATATCGATCAGACACATCGAGCGTTTTTACAGGATGCTGTATTAACAATGTTCGATAAAGGCGTTATAGCGATCGTTCCGGTAGATACTACCACAAACCCAAACATGACAAATTCATATGATATTTTATCAATGCGAGTTGGCGAAGTTTTAGAGTGGTTTCCGAATAAAGTTAAAGTACGTTTATACAATGATCGAACTGGTAAAAAAGAAGATTTGTTATTATCTAAAGAAGATGTAGCAATCATCGAAAATCCATTCTACACAGTGGTTAACGATAGTAATTCTACATTACAGCGATTGAAAAGAAAACTTAGTTTATTAGATGTGACAGATGAGAAAACGGCATCAAGTAAATTAGATTTGATTATTCAGTTGCCGTACATAATTAAGTCTGATGCAAGAAAGAAACAGGCTGAAGAAAGACGTAAGCAAATTGAGGATCAGCTAGCGGGAAGCACATACGGTATCGCATATACAGATGGTACTGAAAAAATAACACAGCTAAATCGAAGTGTGGAGAACAATCTTATGTCTTCAGTCGAATATCTGACAAATCAGTTCTTTGCACAGATGAACATCACACAAAGTATTTTAGATGGAACGGCTGATGAAAAGACAATGTTAAACTACAACAATCGAACCATCGAACCTATAATTTCTGCAATCGTAAACGAATTAAAAAGAAAATTTCTAACTAAGACTGCCCGTACACAAGGACAGTCTATTTGTTTCTTTAGAGATCCGTTCCGATTAGTACCGGTAAATGATATGGCAGAAATTGCTGATAAATTTACACGAAACGAAATTATGACATCAAACGAGATTAGGCAGGCTATAGGTATGAAACCTTCGAATGATCCTAAAGCGGACGAATTGGTCAACAGTAATATAAGTCAGCCGACAGACGAACAAAATTATCCGCCTGAGTATGATGACGGATATGAATATGATGAAGGAGGAGAAAATCAAAATGAAGTATGATTTTTCCGGATGGGCTACCCGAGCAAACCTCAAATGCTCAGACGGACGTACAATTATGAGAGATGCTTTCAAACAAAATGATGGACAGAAAGTTCCGTTGGTTTGGAACCATCAGCATGACGATCCTAATGAAGTATTAGGACATGCATTATTAGAAAACAGAGAAGATGGAGTGTACGCATATTGTTCACTCAATGATACGGAGGCGGGAAAAACAGCCAAGCTACTTATTCAGCATGGTGACATCTCGGCTCTTTCTATTTATGCGAATCAGTTGAAACAGAATATGTCAAATGTCGTGCATGGAAATATTCGAGAAGTAAGTCTTGTGCTTGCAGGAGCTAATCCAGGTGCATCTATCCAATCTGTGATTCAGCATGGAGCAACCATAGAGGATGAAGCAATGATTTATACAGGGGAAGAATTATCAATTATGCATTCTGATGATCCTAAACCGCCAGTGGAGAAACCAGAAAAACCAGAAAAGAATACAGACGAAAATGGCGAAACTATCGGTGATATTTTCAACACATTAGATGAAAAACAGAAAGAGGTAGTTTATGCATTAATCGGAGAAGCATTAGAAAATAATAATTCCGAAGGAGGAGATAACACTATGAAACATAATGTATTTGATCAGTCTGAAGAACAGAACAGTGAAAATGTTCTCTCACATTCTGAGATGCAGACGATCATTGAAGATGGAAAGCGATTTGGAAGTTTAAAAGAAAGCTTCCTTCAGCATGCTGAAGAATACGGTATCGAAAATATTGAATACCTTTTCCCAGAAGCTAAATCACTTAATACACCGCCTGATTTCATTAAACGTGAAATGGGCTGGGTACAGACTGTAATGAGCGGAGTTCATCACACTCCATTCAGTCGTATTAAATCTATGTTCGCTGATATCACAGCAGATGAAGCGAGAGCCAGAGGTTATATGAAAGGTAAACTGAAGAAAGAAGAAGTATTCGGTTTACTTAAGAGAACAACAACACCTACAACAATCTATAAAAAACAGAAATTAGACCGCGATGATGTAATCGATATCACAGATTTCGATGTTGTCGCATGGCTAAAATCTGAAATGAGAATGATGCTGGAAGAGGAAATGGCTAGAGCTATTCTTATTGGAGATGGCCGTTTACCTTCTTCTGACGATAAGATTAATGAACAGAACATTCGTCCAATTTGGAAAGATGAAGAGTTATACACAATCAGAGGAATTGTTAAAGGGGATGATTCTGATAAAGCGGCTTTAGCGACAGAATTCATCGATCAGTCAGTACGTTCTATGACAGATTATAGAGGATCTGGTTCTCCAACAGCTTATATGACAGCGGAAATGCTAACAGAGTGCCTGTTATTAAAAGACACTAATGGTAAACGTATCTACTCTAACGAAAATGAAGTCGCAACAGCGATGAGAGTATCTAAGATCGTTACTGTTCCTGTTATGAATAACCAGACAAGAAAAGAAGGCAGCGATACATATACTTTACAGGCAATCATCGTTAATCTGAACGATTATAATGTTGGTGCTGATAAAGGTGGAGCAATTAACATGTTCGACGATTTCGACATTGATTACAACCAGCAGAAATACCTGATCGAAACACGTTGCTCAGGAGCTTTAACTAAACCATTCTCAGCAATTGTACTCGAGACAAAGAAAACAGCCTAGATGGAGGTTTATAAATGGAAAGAATTTATGAAGACGCAAATGACCAGCATATTGTTGGAACATTCATATATGTAAAAACTGGTAAAGCATATAGCGATACTGACTGTAAAGTTGGAGTCACAGCAGAGATGTTAAAAGACCTCTATTATAAAGGTGTTGTAATTGTTGATAATAAGAAAGAGTATAAACCAGTAGCGATGAATGAAGCTTCTGGAACTGTAACTCTTACATATGTAACAGCAGATACTACACCAACAACAGCGAAACTTGCAACAGTACAGTCTGTAGCAGCTGAAGAATAGGAGAAATTCAAAATGGGAAAATGGTTTGGTAAAGTCGGATACGGAATTACAAAAGAAGTTGAACCTGGTGTATATGTTCCAGAAATTGTTGAACAAGAACATTATGGAGATATAACTACCAGTCGTAGACGATACCAGACGTCCAGTAATATTAATGATGAGTTAGTCTTATCTAACACAATTAGTATTCTTGCCAATCCGTTTATGACTGAGAATTATTCTAATATTCGATACGTGGAAATTATAGGAACGAAGTGGAAGGTTACAGAAATTGAACCGCAATATCCACGGTTTATCCTAACAACAGGAGGTGTATACAATGGCGACACGCCAGGAACTACAGACTAAATTAGAAGAGATTCTTGGAGGTCGTCATGTATACTTTCAACCTCCAGAATCAACAAAAATGGAATATCCAGCTATAGTCTTTTCAATGAAAGACCGAAGAATCACATATGCTGATGATACTGTATATTCCATGAATAATACTTATGAGCTAATCGTGATCGGTAGATTACCCAATGATGATTTGATATCTAAGTTATTAAGTCTTCCGTATTGTACTTACGAACGGCAATACAAATCAGATAATCTCTATCACGATGTACTAAATTTATATTTTTAAACAGGAGGAAACATTATGTCAGAAACTAGACTTACTTGGGATGATACAGGTAAGCGATTCTACGAAACCGGTGTTAAACAGACCGTGTTATATCCGCAGGATGAAAGCGGAGTATATCCAAAAGGTGTAGCGTGGAATGGTGTTACGGCTATTACAGAATCCCCATCTGGTGCAGAGTCAAACCCTCTGTATGCTGATGATATTAAATACCTTGATCTTATCTCTGCAGAAGAATATGGAGCAACAATTGAAGCTTATACATATCCAGAAGAGTTTGGAGTTTGTCAGGGTGAGAAAGAATTAGTAAAAGGTGTAAGCATTGGTCAGCAGGATCGTAGCGCATTCGGTTTATCTTGGAGAACCGTTTTAGGTAACGATGTTAAGAAAGACGCTTATGGCTATAAATTACATCTTATGTATGGCGGAATGGCAGCACCTTCAGAAAAAGGATACGAATCTATCAATGATAGTCCTGATGCTATTACAATGTCATGGGAGGTTACAACAACTCCTGTAAGTGTAACGGGCGGAAAACCGACAGCTATTATTACAATTGATTCTACAAAGACAGATGCAACCAAACTAAAAGCACTTGAAGATGTCTTATACGGAGAGTCAGCAGCAGCTAGATTGCCACTTCCGGATGAAGTAGCGACGATTATGAACGCAGCAGGATAAAATTTGTATAAACGTCTATAAAAGATAACAAGAGCCCCTAATAAAAAGTCATAGGGGCTTTTATTTTGTTTATTAAAAGGAGTTAGAAAATGATAAAAAAGACAATTACATACAACGATTACAATGGAGTGGAAAGAACTGAAGATTTCTATTTCAATTTATCTGAAGCAGAAGTTATGGAAATGGAACTTGGAGTAACAGGTGGGATGGCTGAAATGCTTCAGCGTATTGTGCAGGCTCAGGATGGACCAACAATTATGCAGACATTTAAAGATGTGGTTTTACGTTCTTACGGTGTTAAGAGTCCCGATGGAAAAAGATTTATCAAGAACGACACATTACGAGAAGAGTTTTCTCAGACAGAAGCATATTCTCAGCTATTCATGAAACTTGCTATGGATAGTAAAGCTGCAGCTGATTTTGTAAACGGTATTATGCCTAAAAAAGTTGAAACACCAAAAAGTTCTATTCCAGCCCCATTCGATAAATAGTTAGGAGGGATGAGATGCTTCAGATAACAATTCCGACAATGAATGATTTATGGGACGAGCGGAATCAACAATTCCTATCGATAAAGGAAACTACAATACAGCTGGAGCACTCTCTCTTATCGATTTCAAAATGGGAGTCAAAATGGAATAAATCATTCATTAATACAAAAGACAAAACAGAAGACGAACTTATAGATTACATTAAATGCATGACCATTACGAAAAATGTAGATCCAAATATTTATGTGTGTTTAACAGCTGAAAACATACAAGAAATAGTGAATTATATAAATGCTCCGATGACAGCAACAACAATTCGAGATACCGGAAAAAGTAATCACGAAATAGTTACATCGGAGCTTATTTATTATTGGATGATTTCTTTAAACATTCCCGTTAAATTTGAAAAATGGCATTTGAATAGACTCATAACTCTTATAAGAGTTTGTAGTATTAAGAATCAACCTGCTAAGAAAATGAGTCGAGGAGAAATAATGCAACGTAATGCAGCACTTAATGCCGCTAGAAAGAAACGTTGGAACACGAAAGGATAAACGAATTATGTTGACAATCCGACAAAAAGGAGATTTTTCAAAACTCACAAAATATCTTATAAAGGCCAAAGAAGTCGCTAAGTTCGATTCTGTATTAGCAAAATATGGACAACGTGGTATCGATGCATTATCCAAAGCAACACCAGTAGATACTGGATTGACAGCGAGTTCCTGGTATTACGAGATTGAAAAAGGCGATAAAGGTGTGTCTATAGTTTTTTACAATTCGAATGTCAACCGTGGGATTTGTATCGCTGTAATTCTACAGTATGGTCATGGAACAAGAAATGGTGGATGGGTTGAAGGTCGTGATTATATAAATCCAGCATTACAACCTATTTTCAATGAAATTGCAGAAGCAGCATGGAAGGAGGTAACAGAACTTTGAGTAAGACCGTCGACGAACGAGTCGTTGAGATGCGGTTTGATAATAAAGATTTTGAGAAAAATGTTCAAACCACTATGTCAACTCTCGATAAGTTTAAGCAAAAGCTTAATTTTAATGGTGCGTCGAAGGGGTTAGAGAATATAGAAAAATCTGCTAGCAAGGTCAACATGTCAGGACTTGGCTCAGCAGTCGAAACAGTGCAAGCCAAATTTTCGAAATTAGAAGTAATGAGTGTAACAGCACTGGCGAACATTACTAATTCAGCAGTAAATGCTGGTAAAAGAATTGTTGATGCATTGACGCTTGAACCAGTGATGTCTGGATTTCAAGAGTATGAAACACAGATTAACGCTGTTCAGACAATTTTAGCAAATACGTCATCTAAAGGAAGTACTCTTGAGGATGTAAATAAAGCATTAGATGAACTGAATCACTATGCCGATATGACTATTTATAACTTTACAGAGATGACAAAAAATATCGGTACCTTTACAGCAGCGGGTGTTGATCTGGATACATCCGTATCGGCAATCAAAGGTATTGCGAACTTAGCCGCAGTTTCGGGTTCTACATCTCAACAGGCATCTACTGCGATGTATCAGTTATCTCAGGCACTTGCTGCAGGTACTGTAAAACTTCAGGATTGGAACTCTGTTGTAAATGCTGGTATGGGTGGTCAGGTATTTCAGGATGCATTGAAAGAAACCGCCAAAGTACATGGCGTAGCAATTGATAAAATGATTAAAGATGAAGGAAGCTTTAGAGAGACTTTAAAGAAAGGATGGTTAACTTCTGACATCTTAACAGAAACCCTAAGTAAGTTTACTGGGGATTTAAATGAACAACAGCTTAAAACAATGGGTTACAGCGAAGAACAGATCAAATCTATTATAAAGATGGGTAAGACTGCAAATGACGCAGCAACAAAGGTTAAGACATTTAGTCAGTTATTTGACACTTTAAAAGAAGCTGCTCAGTCTGGATGGACACAGAGTTGGGAAATAATCGTAGGAGATTTCGAAGAAGCAAAGAGTTTCTTAACAGGAATAAGTGATACCTTAAGTAATATGATTAATACTTCTGCAGATGCACGAAATAAAGTTTTATCTGATTGGAAAGATTTGGGTGGACGTACAGCAATTATAGATTCATTGAAAAATACTTTTGAGGGTCTCGAGAGTATATTAAAACCTATACATGAAGCGTTCAAAGATATTTTTCCTCCAATTACTGCTAAACAGTTATATTCTTTTAGTGTTGGATTAAAAAAACTAACATCACATTTAAAGATAAGCGATACCACAGCAAACAATTTAAAAGAAACATTCAAAGGAGTGTTTTCTTTATTCGATATTGGTATTAGTGCCATTACATCATTCGGTAAAGGAATTATTTCAGTTCTTGGAAGCTTTGCAGGGATAGAAGGTGGCGTTTTAGGTGTTACCGCAGAACTTGGAAAAGGAGTAACCGGATTCAGAAACTATATAAAAGAGATCGGATTATTCGAAAATATTACAGGCGGATTATCTAACATTCTCATATCGTTCATAAACGGTATAAAAACATTCAGTAAAGCTATTTTGGATCAATTCAATGTGAAAGATTTTTCAAACATATTTGAAAGTATCGCAAATATTGTATCAGGTGGTATAAAAAATATAAGCGATATTATGCAAAATCTAATTAAAACTTTCAGTAGTTCAGACTTAATAGACGTATTGAATAACGGAATTTTAGCTACAATCTTATTAAAAATAAAAAAGACCATTGGTGATTTGAGTAGTTCGTTTGAGTCTGGCAGTGGCGTTATTAAAAATATCACGGGAATATTAGATGATGTGCGAGATTGTTTTAAAGCATATCAAGAACAATTAAAAGCTGGTACCCTGATTAAAATAGCAGTCGCAATAGGAATTTTGGCAGGAGCTATTTTTACGCTATCCACGATAAAAGCCGATGCATTAACAAGTTCGTTAGTGGCATTGACTGTTTTATTTGTCGAATTAGTACAAGCTTTAAATAAAATTTCCGATATACAAGGTAATATTTCTAATACAATAAAGGCATGTTCTTTGATGATAGCAATGAGTATATCAATAGGAATTTTAGCAAATGCTTTAAAAAATATAGCATCAATCGACTGGGGTGGATTGAGCAGAGGACTTGTTGGAATCGGAGCGTTGATGACTGAATTGTCGTTATTTATTTCGAAAACTGATCTAACTGGAAAAATAAGAAGTAGCGCTACTGGATTAGTATTAATCGCTACAGCAATGCTGATATTATCCAAAGCTATCGAAGAATTTAGTTGTATGAATTGGGAAGATATAGGAAAAGGTGTAGCGGCTATTGGCGGACTATTAACTTTAATGAGTGCATTTACTAATACTACTAAAAGTGTTAGTAATGCAATATCAATCGGTGTAGCGATTAATCTACTTGCTACAAGTATAAACAATATCGTTGACGCAATGAAAAATATTTCTGATATGAGTTTGGACGATATTCAAAAAGGATTAATCGGTATCGGTGGAGCATTAGGAAGCATTGCGTTAGGTATGAATTTAATGCCTAAAAATATGTTAACCGTTAGCGCCGGATTATTGATAGTTTGTTCAGCATTAGAAAATCTATCATCTTTCGTCACATCAATTGGCGAATCAAGTTGGAACGATTTAGCAAAGGGATTATCAACTTTAGGGGCGTCATTAGGCATTCTTTCAGTTGGATTAAAAGCAATGCAAGGGTCTATTGGAGGCTCAGTAGCATTGATATCAGCAAGTGTTGCATTACTTGCGATAACTAACGTTATTAAAGAACTTGGAAGCGTAAATATTGCATCTATCTTGAAAAGTTTAGTCACTATTGCTTCTGTGTTCGCAATTATTGGTGCTGCGTCCACCATATTAAGTCCATTAATTCCGATTATTTTATCGTTAGCGGTAGCATTTACTTTATTTGGAGCGGCTATACTAAGTATTGGTGCTGGACTAACACTTATGGGCGTAGGATTGACAACGATTTCAGCAGGTATTACTGCATTAGCCTTATCAGCAGCAAGTGGTGCAACATCCATAGTGGCATCGTTAACAATTATTATAACTGGATTTATATCTTTGATACCTACAATCATAGCAAAAATGGCAGAGGGAATTGTAAGTTTTGTACAGGTTATCAGTGAATCAGCATCTAAAATAGCAACCGCTTTAATGAAGGTTTTAGCAGAAACTTTAAAAAGTTTATCAACATATGGACCAGTGATTGTTGATTCATTATTATCTCTATTCGTAAAAATTATTGATTCCGTAGCAGAACATGTTCCAGAATTAATAGTAGCATTCAATAATTTATTTAGATCTATTTTTGATGGCGTAATTAATTCATTAAAAAATGTGAATTCAGATAGTCTTTTAAAAGTCGTTAGTGCTGTTGGAATAATGACTGTTCTTATGAAAGCATTATCGACAGTTACTTCTGTATTACCATCCGCTATGGTTGGACTTGCCGGTATAGGCGTAGCTTTTACAGAATTATCCGGAATATTAGCATTACTTGGAGGACTTGCTCAAATACCTGGATTGAAATGGCTTATTGGAGAAGGTGGGGTATTATTAGAAACTATTGGAACAGCTATTGGCAAATTTATAGGTGGTATAGCCGGGGGAATATCTGCTGGAGTAACATCATCTTTACCAGTAATAGGTACAAATCTTTCTGCATTTATGAAAAATTTAGAACCGTTTATAAATAGTATCGGAAAGATTAACGGGTCGATATTCTCTAATGTTAAAGAACTTTCAAAATCAATATTATTATTGACTGGCACAAGCTTTATACAATCACTGACATCATGTGTAGGTGGAAGACAAAGCTTTAAGAATTTTGGTGAGCAGTTAGAAATACTTGGTAATTCATTGGAGAAATTTAGTGAAAAATCAACTGAAATAGCATCAGAAGATGTACTGAATTCTACCAAAGCAATAAAGATAATAATAGAATTAATGAAATCATTACCTAAAACAGGCGGTTTATCACAGGCCTTTGGCGGGACTAAAGATTTAGGAGACTTTTCATCTAAGTTAGGATCATTTGGTGACGCAGTTAAAAAATATGCTGATAATGTCTCAGATATCGAACCAGAAAAAATTACTTCTTCGGCAACAGCAATTAAAGCAATCTCAGATTTATTAAAAAATATAACCAATATCGAAAATGTAGATAGTGGAACACTCGGTTCAAAATTTAAGAATATTGGAGACGGAATCAAACAATATTCAGAAGCTGTATCAGGTGTTAATTCTGACAATGTCACTAATTCATTATCAGCCGCGAAATCGTTGGTTGAGATAGTGAAGAGTATATATGGAACAGGATCATTATTTAATTCGTTTGTGAGTCTTAATCTCAGTGCATTTGGAGATAGATTAGCTCAATTGGGAAACGCATTAAGTAAATATTCTAATTCGATTGGAACTATTAATACGAGTACAATACAATCATCGGCATTAGCTGTTAAAAATTTACTTCAAGCGTTATCAACTATTAATACTGGAAATATCGTCGGCATATTAGGTACCGGCGTTAACTTTTCAGCATTAGGAACGAATCTATCAAATCTTGGATCAGCAATAACTAAATATTCAACATCTATTCAAAATGCGACTTTTGATAAAATCACTAGTTCTACATCAGCTATAAAATCTTTATTGGGAGTTATATCAGCAGTATATAGTAGTGGCGCATTATTTAACTCTAATCTGAACATACCCAATGATTTAGGTGAAAAATTAGTTATTATTGGAAATGCTATGACTAAGTATTCAGCATCAATAAATAGTGTTAACGCTGGATCAATTATTAATTCATCTAATGCTATAAAAGCATTAATGGGTGTTATTGGCTCAATTAATATCACTTCGACTTCTGTAGGACTCTTAAATAGCGTAGGTTCATCAGATTTCACAACCAAAATAACATCGTTAGGAACTTGCTTGAATAATTACTCTAAATCTATAGGAAACATTAATGCCAATGGGATAATTAAATCAACAACAGCTTTAAAAAGTCTAGTTATTGCGATAAATAGTATGACTGGCATAAATAGTATGGGGGTTAGTACATTTGTACAAGCCATCAACACTATAGGTCAAGCTAATATTGGCGAATTTGTAAAGAATTTATCAGGCTCATCTGAAAAGATGAAATCTGCAGGCGTAAACTTGATTGAGGCACTAAAAAAAGGTATAGAATCAAAGAGTAAATCTATATCCTCAACAGCCACGTCAATAGCAAATAGCATGTCAAAAACGTTTACGTCAAAAAGTAGTTCGTTTAGTAAAGCCGGTTCGACTGCCGCTAATGGAATGTTGAAAGCACTCAAATCTAAAAAAGGTGATTTTAAAGAGGTAGGTGGTAATTTCGCTAGCCAACTATCTAAAGGATTTAAATCTGACAAAATAAACTCAAAATGCGAAAAAATATGTAAAGCTGCAGTCAAAAAACTTAACGAATATAAAGATGATTTCTATAACGCAGGTAAAAATTTAGTTTTAGGTTTTGCTAACGGTATCACCGACAACACATTTATGGCTGAAGCAAGAGCCGCTGCAATGGCACAAGCATCTTTAGCTAAAGCTAAGAAGACACTTGACGAACATTCACCATCGAAAGAATTCTATAAAATAGGTAAATTTGCAGTCTTAGGATTCGTGAATTCATTCTCAGACAACATGAAGTTGGTTAATAAATCAGGTTCTAACTTAGCTCGTCAGTCTATGGATGGAATGGGTAAAGCTATGAATCAGATCGGCGATGTGATTACAAACGGTATTGATCCAAATCCGACAATAAGACCTGTAGTTGACTTATCTAATATCCAGAATGGCGTAGGAGCAATCAACGGTATGTTTAATGATACTGCATTAGGAAATCTTGGTGGTATCTCAGCGAGTATCAATCGAAAAATTCAAAATGGATCAAATGCAAATGTCATAGACGCAATTAAAGACTTGAAACGAGCTGTATCTAATATATCTGGCGATAATTACTCAATCAATGGTGTTACATATGATGATGGAAGCAATATCGCAGATGCGATTAGAACAATAGCTCATGCTGCAAAAATAGAAAGGAGGAGCTAATGGCGAGCGTAACAAATTTAAAAGTAGCTTTTCAGAATAATTCAGATAGTACATTGTATGCTACATGGTCCTGGGGACACAAACATACAAAAGAATATTCTATTGAATGGCAATATGATACCGGAAACGGAGTTTGGTTTATAGGAAACACGAGTACTGAAACAAGAAAGCAGTCTACATATTCTTTTCCTAGTAATGCCAAGAAAGTTAGAGTTTTAGTTAAACCTATATCTACTACCTATAAGAAGAAAGTTACTAAGAAAAATAAAAAAGGAAAAAAAACCACTACTTTAGTAGAAACTCATTATTGGACTGCTGACAAGAAAGCATCTAATGAGTTTAGTGTTTTACGATACAGAATTCCAGCAACACCATCAGCTCCGACTGTATCTATGGACGGTTATAAAATGTCTATTTCATTAGAAGTAAGTGATTCAAACACTGCCAAAATCGAATTCGAAATAAGAGATTCATATTCAGATGGCGACACACGAATTAATAGCAGTTCAATTGCTAGTAAGACACAAGTTAAAAGTAGGGCACGAATTAGTAGTGGTTCAACTGGCAACGGTTCGATTAGCGGTAGTCCGATTATAGGTGGTGGTAACCAAACAATACATGCAATGTTATCTGGATTAATGATCGATATATACGTTAGGTCAGCGGTTGTAAATGTTGTGAATAATCTTGCTATTTATGAACTTATGGTAACCATGGCACAAGGTACCGGTTATAGGGTTCGAGCAAGAGGTATAAGTGCACAAGGTACAAATGGAGAATGGTCTGGTTGGTCATCCCTTGTGCAAACTCCGCCAGAAAAAGTATATGGTGTACAATGTGCAGCCGCCGGAAAAGATTCTGTAAAAGTCAATTGGAATTCAGCTATAGGTGCAAAAACATATACGATCGAATACACGTCACAACAAGATTATTTCGACGCTGTTCCAGATCAGGTTTCATCTAAAGACAATATTAACGCTACTTATACATACATAAATGGTTTAGATCGTTCTAAGCGATGGTATTTTCGTGTTAAAGCAGTCAACGAGTCTGGAACAGTATCAGAATCATGGAGTGATATCGTATCATGTGTAATTGGTACAAAACCTAACCCACCGTCAACTTGGTCATCTGTATTAACAGCGACAACTGATGAAACAGTAATGTTATATTGGATTCATAATACAGAGGACGGATCAAGTCAAGTGTCCGCCGAAATAGAATTGATCAATGATAGCAATACTGAAATCATAACAGTCCCAAATGATAGAAGTGATGAGGATAAAGATAAAACAAGTTCTTATTCTCTTCAGACTTCAAAATACCCAGAGGGTGCAGAGCTTAAATGGCGGGTTAGAACAAAAGGCGTGACCGACGAATATGGTGATTGGTCCATACAAAGAACCATTCATATTTACACAAAACCAGAATTAGAAGTTATCATTGCTATTCCAAAATCAGACACAACAACTGATGCAATAACCGAAATCACAAAGCTTCCATTCTGTATTATTTGTAATAATAGGAGTAAAGGACAACGTCCGATCGGTTATTATATTACTATTGCTCCAACGACAACCTATGTAACATTAAATAACTCAGGAGAAGAAATATTCGTTAATGAAGGCGAAACCATATATTCAAAATATATTGACGATTTACTAGACACAGATAATCCAGATTTGTATACATTAGTGATAAGTGCTGGCGACATTAATCTTCAGAATGACATCACATACAAAATTACGGTTAATATGACATTAAACTCTGGATTATATTGTGATAAAGAACTAGAAGTTCCAGTTAATATAGAATACAGCGGAGCAATGTTAGAAGCCGAGATAAGTGTTGATGGAGACGCGTTAGTTACTTATATCTCTCCGTATTGCATAAAACAGAGCGAATCTGAAGCTGTTGAAATTACTCAAGAAGAAGACGGCGAGGAACCAACACTACCAAATGCTGATGAATTAGATCCAGAGATTATGCTAGCAGTTTATCGTAGAGAATACGATGGAAGTTTTACGTTAATCTCTGAAAAAATAGAGAATAATTTAGCAAAAACTATTGTTGATCCTCATCCATCCTTGGATTATGCACGGTATAGAATTGTTGGGACAAACACTAATACTGGAGAAATCACTTATCACGATATTCCTGCGGTGCCAGTTGATGAAAAGTCAATAGTTATCCAATGGGGTGAAAAATGGCAAGATTTTGATAGAAATGTTCCGGATGCCACAGATGATGCAGTTATTTCTGGTTCCATGTTAGTACTAGAATACGACATCAAAGTAGCTGAATCATATTCCAGAGATGTGACACTTGTCGAATATATCGGTAGACGAAGTCCTGTATCTTATTATGGTACACAAATTGGCGAAGGTGGTTCTTGGTCTGTAGATATTCCATGCAACGATACTGACACAATTTATGCGTTACGAAGATTAGGTACTTATCAAGGAGATGTGTATATACGAGAACCTTCAGGTTTAGGTTATTGGGCGAGTGTATCAGTATCAATGAACCATACGAGAAAAGATAAAATCATACCAGTAACTTTAGATGTAACAAGAGTAGAAGGAGATGGTATTTAATGATTGATTGGAAAAAATCGATGAAGCGAACCTTCGAGTTCTATGAAGTTGACTCAAAGACCTGGAAGGATAAAAGAAAATTATCGAACATAACCGAATGTTCTATTAAATGGGATTTGGATGCTGAAACATTGGGAAGTGCTACTATCAAAAGTTCTGAGTCACTTGGAGAAAGTTATATCAGAACATATATGATAGCAATTCAAAATAGATTAACGTATAGAATTCCATTAGGTACATTTCTTGTTCAAACCACTACATCAAGTTTTGATGGCAAGAGTAAAACAGTACCAATGGATGCATATACTCCTTTGTTGGAGTTGAAAGACAACTATCCGCCGTTAGGATATACGGTAATAAAAGATCAGAAAATTTTAGAAACAGGAGCTCGTATATGTGATGACCACATGCGGGCTCCTGTTATTGTATCTGAAAACGACGAAACATTATTTGCCGATTTCACAGCAAATACTGATGAAACTTGGTTAGCATATCTTAAAGCTCTTATTGCAAACGCTAAATATCATTTGGATATTAATGAAATGGGTGAAATATTATTTGCCCCAGATCAAGAAACAGCTTCGTTACAGCCTATTTACACATATGACGATTCTAATTCATCAATTCTTTATCCAGATGTAGAAGACGAACACGATCTATACGGAATACCTAATGTAGTGGAAGTCGTCTATTCAAAGGATAGCACTTATAAATACGCAAGAGCTGTTAATGACAATCCCGATAGTATTACATCTACAGTTAGTCGTGGACGGGAAATCTTACATCGGATCACAGATCCAAACATTGGCGATCCTACACAAGAACAGTTAGAACAATACGCTAAACAGGTACTTAGAGAGAAATCCTCAGTAGAACATACAATTACTTATTCTCATGGATGGACTCCAGTTAGAGTTGGTAATTGTGTTCGATTAGATTATGCGAGAGCTGGTATGCGAAATATCAAAGCTAAAGTTATATCTCAGTCATTTAATTGTGACGCAGGATGTAAAGTTAGCGAAACTGCAGTGTATACAATAGATTTATGGAGGTGATGATATGGAATTAGAGAAATCGTTAGTAGACGCCTTTGTGAAAAACTCTAGTAATAATCGGAAAGAAATAGCGACATCGAACATAATGTATGGAACAGCTATTCAAAGTAATGGAACAATATACGTCAAAATAGATGGTTCTGATTCGATTATTCCAGTAACAAAAGCAGTTGATGCAGAATCCGGCGACCGAGTAACCGTGACAATCGAAAACCATAAAGCTGTTCTTACCGGAAATATAACTAATCCAGCATCACTAAAGAAAATCAAAGCTGAAGAAGGATATATAGGCGGTTATGTTATAACAAAAGATCAAATTTATAATTCTGATGGCGGCTATGGAAAATGTGTTGGTTTAGGTACACCTAATACCGGATGGGCTTTCTACGCTGGAGCAAACTCTAAAGATGATATTAACGGTGCGTTATTTCGAGTAGGTCACGATGGAAAATTATACGCTATTGATGCTGAATTGACCGGTAGTATAACAACTGGAATAAACGTTGATGGAGAGACGCAACGTTGGGCTAAATTATCAAGTGGGCAACTGCTTTTTTTCGAGATGAATGAGTCATCCTCTATGTGGGAATCCGGATATTATAAGTATAATAACATTCGTTTAAGTAACGGGATGTATGATTATATAGATTTAGCTACTAATAAAATTATTTTTGGGTCCCTTTCACATTCTATGAGTGCTTCAACACGAAGCGATTATAATTTTATAAGTATAGGCGACTATAATAATACTGTAAATATGTATCACTATACAAGCGGTTATCATGCCTTTTACATAGGCACAAAAAATGCTGCAGGTTTGTTTGCCGGCGAACAAGTCGGTATGATGTATATAGATTCTTCTGGAGTAAGTTCCCAAAAAGGATTTACCAAAACGTCTGATGAACGCATTAAAACGGATTTTAAACATATAGACGATCGTTTTATTGATAATTATATGACATTAAATCCTATAAAATACCGTCTAAAAAATGACGATACTAAGAAATATCATTTTGGATTTAAAGCACAAGAGATAAAAGATACTTTTCAAAAATATGGAGACCCCGTGGACGAAGAATATGACATATGTGTAGAAAGGCATGTAGATCCTGAACAAGCGAAAGCTATGTATGACGAAGATGATATGGATACAATATATAGTCTTCGGTACGACGAAATAATACCTTTAAACACTCACATGATTCAAAAACTTCTAAAACAAAATGAAGAACTTCAAAATAGAGTTAGTATTTTAGAACAAAAACTCGAAGTGAAAGGTGATGAAAATGCGAACATTAAAATTTAATACCGTCGGACAAACATTACGAAAAAATCCTAATTGCGATTTTTCCGATTTGGTATCCGGTACAGAAGGTTATCTAAACGCAGAATTTGATTTTTCATCAGAATGGTTTGGATGTAAAAAAGCTGCTGTATTTACAAGCACTACTGGAAGTAATTATCCAGTACCAATAGTAAACAATCATTGTGATATTCCAAAAGAAGTATTAACTGATTATTATTTTAAAGTTCATGTGGTTGGAATAAAAGATGATTATAAATTAGTTACAAATGATATACGAGTAAACCAGAAAAGGAGGTAATTATGAATTTAGAAGAAGCTTTGGAAGCGTCAGTTACAGAAGATGTAGTGACAATAAATGACAGTACCATTGTTGTTAATAATGATTTACGAACAATGAGTATCCCAGAAAAGGTTTCTATTTTGGGTGTAGAATCTGATGAGTCAGTAAATCGATTAAAATTCCGATTACCTAGATATTATTGTGATCTCGATTTAGGTGAATTCAATATTTATGTAAATTATTTGAACGGTAGAACTGAAGATATTTACGTAGTTACAGATAAAAAAACAACCAGCGAATACGTTGAATTCTCATGGTTAGTTGGACGAAATGCATCTAAAAATAAAGGGTACACAAAATTTGTATTATGTTTAAAAAAGTCGGGTTCAGACGGCACAGTTATAAAAGAATTTAATACGACAGTACATAAACTTGAAGTATTAGAAGGGTTAGAAACAGAAGTTGACACCTCATCGATAACTCAAAATACCGATCTGAATGATTTGATAGATCAGATAAAAATAATGATAGATCTTGAAGGAGAGAAAGTCATATCAAATTTACCAAAAGACTATCAAGAACTTATAAACGAAGTAAAAGTGTTAAAAGATGAAACAAGTCAACTAAAGGAAGATTTAAAAAACGTAGCAGTAACTGATGGTTCTATCACAACATCGAAAATTGCAGATAAAGCGGTCACTGGAGATAAGATTGATTTTATTGATAAAAAAGAATTTCATTTTTACACTCCAACAGGAGATGCTAATGCAGAAAATGAGTCAGCAATTAGAAGAAACTATATAATTCCGTTTGAAGTTGGGACACCATACATTTATATGATAATGCAAACGAGATTACAAGGACGACAGTTTGGGAGTGTTAATGCACCATATAAATCCGGTATAAATAATTGGAGTATTTACGGTTATGATGTTTCTCTAGCCATTGGAACTGCGAAAGATAAAACGGTACGATTATGGTTCTATCCAGAAAAAGCAAGCTCAAGTAACTACCCATGGACAGAATGTCGTAAATTTGATTGTACGGAGTTGAATCAATACTTTGAAAAAAGTCAATTAAGTGGCACGCAGATGATTTATTGTGAAGTTGGTAAAGAAAATTGTGGATGGTTTGGTGTGGATAATGATACATGGACTAACAAAGAGAAACTATCAATTTTATGGTTAAAAGAGGAACCAACATTAAATGATTGGTTGAATGGATTCGAGACAGTTGAAACATTAAATAAAAATGTGGAAGCAAACTTTTTGAAGATGCGAGATGCTTTGGGTATGTATCATAATGTGCTTGATTATGGAATCACACAGGATGCAGATGATAATTCTTTGAAATTTCAACAAATGGTCGATGAATTGTCACAAAATGGTGGTGGAACGATTTACATTCCAATAGGGATATATAAATTCGATACATCAAATGGACAATATATCGAGGGAACTGGTGGTTGTAAATGTTGCATAAAAGCAAAAAGTAACGTGTCTATTGTTGGGGAATCATTAACGGATTCGGTGTTTAAAATGACAGGACATAGCTCACAGGGTGTTTGTATGTTTGGTTATAACAGTGTAACAAACAAAAAGCCAATCGAGGGATGTACCTATAGAAATTTTACTATAAATGGCGAAGAGTGTACGATAGATACATATTCAAGTGATGGTAAGGCATTCTTTTATCAATATGTTAAAAACAGCGTATGGCGTGACTTAAGATTAATTGGTACTCCTGCTACATCTCTTGGAATTGATTTCCTTGACAATGTTGTAATCGACTCTATTTATTGTTACGAGTCTGGACGCATCCATGCAGATAACAGCCCCGGTGGTGCAGGAGTCGGAATTGGAACGGGAGCATGGGAAAATGAAAATTTTATTGTGAGAAACTGTATTTGTGATAACTGCGGACATTTTGGAATCTTTCTTGAGGATCAACATATATTCGGAGATGCAGCACATAGAACACCTACCTATCCAAAAGGAGCAATTATTGCAAATAATATTTGCAGAAATGGCAGAAATTACGGTTTTGGAGTGCGTGGTGGACAACACGTTATATTCGAAGGCAATGAAGCTTATGAAAATACAAATGGTGGATTTTTCAGCGACTATGGAAATAAATCAATCATTATTCAAAATAATTTGATAAGAGATAATACAGGAAACGGAATTTGCTTAGGAAACGAAAAACCGGGTATTCTTGAGACATCATTTGAAAATGTTACAATCAAAGACAATGTGGTTATAGGAAATGAAACTGGAATTAATATTAGCCAAAAAACAACGAATTTAAATTTGATTGATAACATTGTCAGGGATAATACAGTAAAAGACATCACTGTATCTGCTACTCAGACAAGTTGTTATATATCTGGAAATCTAGTATTAAATGCTGATGTTAGTAATTATCTTAATAAGGTTGAAAATTCAGAGTTATAAAATAGACAATATCTTTTTAGTTAACTAGATTAGTAAAAAATGATTTGAAAGGAGAAATAACATGAAAAAAGGAGTTATCGCAGTAATTGTGGTAGTGATTTGTATGATGCTGGCAGCAACATATGCATTTGCAGCACCAGCAACAGTAAGAAAATCAGCAAAAACAGATCCTACAACAAAGGAAAAAGAGGTAAAAGAGGTAACTACAACAGAAAAAGAAAAAACAACTACGGAAGCAACAACAGAGTCCAAAAAGGCAGCGATCGAGGAAGAGACATCCGAAGAATCTGCAACAGATCAAGAAGAGGATGATTCGGAAGAGCTTACAGATCAGAAAAAAAATGAGCCTGAATCAGATTTAGAAGATAATGAAGAGATCGATGATGAAGAAACGGATCAATGTGATCACGAATGGACTGAACCTAGTTATGCATTTGATCCAGAGAAAGGTTATGTGATTACACAGGATTGTAAAAAATGCCACCTAGTAAAAGATACGTCAATCTCTGAAGAAGAATACGAAGAGGCAACAAAAGATCAGGAACCAGATGAAAAAGACTGTACATATGAGGACAATGATGATGCAGAAGTAGTTGAATAACAGAAAGGAGCGTTATGGCAGATGACGAATACTTAAGTAGGCTATATAACTTACATAAATCAAACGGCTGAAAAAACAGCAAAGGTAGAAGCTACAACAGAATATTCTAGTAGAGAAGCGACTACAGAAGTTAAAAAGAAAGCTAATAAGAAAACTAAAAATGCCTCTATGTTGAGAATTCGAAAGTATACATAGAGGCAATTGTGAAATATTAAGGAATATATCCTTATTGCAAGACTAACATATTTCGGAATTAAAAGCAACTGAGTAAACGAAATAAAAAAGGAGTAAACATTGAGTGACTATATTACTAGAGAAGAGCATGATGAGTTTAAAGACGGACTTAAAGCTGAACATGCTCGTACGAACGCTAGACTTCGCGAAGTTGAAGAAGTAGTTAAAGAAATACACACAATGTCAGATACCTTAATACGCTTATGTGAAAAAATGTCTTCTATGAATAATAGTATAGACGCATTAAATGCCGATGTTGATACATTAAAAGCTAGAGACGGAGAAATGTGGCGAAAAATCGTCGCATACATCGTAACGACTGTAGCCGGTATCATCATCGGCTATATTTTTAAGCAAATGGGTATGTGAAAGGAGAAAATATATGTTATCTTTAGTAGTTAATGTATAGAATGTAAAAGAATAGTTATACCCTAATAAACCTTAGTAAATATAAGGGTTTGTTGGGGTGTGT